TAGTTGCAGCGGCTGCAACACCGTATAGCTATCCCATGCCGTGGCGTTGATCAGCTTTTGCGACGTGCTGTCGGGCGTCAGCCGCCGCACCCGCACTTGCCACGGCCCGCGCCCCGGCAGATCGACCCGGACGCTACGCTGGTAATTGCTGCGGGTCTTGCCCTCGATGCCGATATTGCGCACCTGTTGCCAGGCCCCGCCAGGCTGGCATACATCAACCGCCAGATCCACTCTTGACGGGTTCGTGTCGCCGTCGTCGTTGATCGACATCAGGCCCCGCACGGAAACGGTTACGCGAATCGCGGCGGCATCCAGGTTGTCGATGTTGCGCGCGATGCCGGCTTTGTCGCCGGCCTTGACCTCGACCCCGACCGCGTATTCGGTTTCGATCTCATCGAACCCGGCCATCGGCGTTTGCGCCGCCGTGCCGACCCGATGTTCAACACGCACCCGCTCGAAATTGCGCGTGCCATCCGAATTGTCCAGCGGCACGCCGCCAAAAAAAATGGACTTGTCACCCTCGACAAGTCCACCCATTTCACCCACTCCCACCAGCATCAACACCCTGGCCGTGGCCAGCGATTGCAGCGAGTCCAGCGCCTCTACCGGCTTGCGCGGCTCTTTTGGCCCGCCGCCGCCGGCACCGATGATTTCCAACGCCCCCATATCCCTTACATGTCCTCTACGCTGATACCCGCCGAAATGATGATGCCGCCCGCTCGATGTCGCCCCCAGCCCCAGGGCGCCGGCACGCCCTGCGCGCTGCTGTTCGCCGCGCCGTTGAACAGGTAGGACGGCTTGCCCTGCTGCTGCTCGCTCTGCGACTGATCCAGGCGCGGAACCGGCGTCAACATCAACACCGCGCCGCTAACCATCAGGCCGATGCCCAGCGCCATCAGCTGCGTTCCGCCGAATGCCCACGTCGCCGCGCCCACCGCGATCAGCACGCTGCCCAAAATCTGGCGACTGCCGCCGGCCCCGAACACTTCCGGCATGATCAGCACATCCCCTTGCGAAACCAGCGTCAGCTCTTGCTCCGCGATGTCTCTATCCGCGACCGTCACCCGGAAAGCCAGCCCCTGCTCGTCCAGGGCGCGCAGCGTGTTGTTAAATCCGGGATGCAGCGCATTCAGCGCCGGCACCACCTCGGCCACCGACGCCACCGACAATCGATGCTCGCGGCCGTACTGTTCGCCCAGCGCGCCCCCAAGACGAATCGTTCGAATCTCGCTCATGCGCGATACCTCGCCCGGCGCACCGTCACCCGCTGCCACCAGCCGCCATAAATGTGTGTTTCCGATTGCCGGTCGCGCAGATGGTGGAGAATGCGGCCGTCGCCCAGCCAGACGGCAACATGGTTCGGCCGCTGGCCTCGTATCTGCATCAACAGCACGTCGCCGGCCTGCGGCTCGTCATCGACCCAAACAAAACCGGCGGCCTCGGCCCCCGTAGTGAACAGGTCTAGACCGCGCTCCCACCAGCCGTCAGGCTCGTTCGGGCGCGGCAAGGACACGCCGCGTTCGCGCGCGTACCAGTCGCGCACCAGCTCCCAGCAGTCAATTACCCCATAGCAATACGGGCGGCCTAGATAATCAGCCCGCCAGCCGTTCGGCTCGATGTAGCGATAATCGCCGCCGGGCCAGCTGACGACATGCCACGGCAGGCCGGAACGCTCGCACATCGCCCGATCAATGAGCGATGGCTCCGCCGTGCTGTTCGGGTGGCTATGCCAGATGCCGGCGACCCGGCCCAGCTGCTCGGCCGCTGCTCGCCCGGCGGGATCAATGCGAAAAAAATGCTCTGGATCGTCCGCCAGGTTGCGGCAGGGATAGACGCGGCCGGAATCCAGCACCAAGCCGCAAGCCTCTCTCTCGCCGGCCTGCGCCGCAAAGTCCAGCATGGCGGCGATTTGTTCGGATGTTGCAGTCATCGCTTTACCCATGAAAAAAGCCGCTTTCGCGGCTTTGAAAATTGACGGCAATCTATTGAACATATTTAGAATGCCGTTATCATTGACCATTCACTTACACACTTGCCCTATACAACGGAGACACGCCTTCCTTTCCATTTAGTACCGAGATCAATACCCGACCTCACCGCAGCTATACTAATAAATTACATTTGGATGTGACACATGACGCCAGACCACAAAAACAATCGTTACCGGCTAGTTTTTCATAAAAAAACACCCAGACAATCCGACCTTAAAAATCTGCTCACAAAAAGCGAAATAGATGCAAAAAAACAAGAGGCTGAAAAAAACAGAGCAGAAAAAGAAAAGGCTGAAAATGAAAGCAAAAAAGCACTAGAAGAAAAGTCCAAGGCCACTGCCGAAAAAATTTCCTCATACTCAAAATTAACCATTGGCCTTGCAAGTGCATATGGATTTATTCTTTTACTAATCTACTGCTACACTCAGGCGAAGTTCTTACCGTCCGGCCTATCCATAGGCGACAGCGTACTATTACTATTCTTCTCAATCGCCTTTGGGTTTATCATCTTTGTCACTGCATGCATGGGAGCCTATACGCTCTACCCGATAGTGGACTACATTAGATTAAAATACATTCCCGCAATAGCAAAAAAGAAAGAAAAAGACTCACAAGAAAACGAAAAAACCAACACCAAGAAATCATATTGGGACATAGATTGGGGAAATGTAAAAGACTACGCTCTAGACCTTTTCCTTATTTTTTTCCCTTTCATATTAACCAGCGTCACCGTATCTTATATCCTGCCTGTTTCAAATTGGGCATCAGAACTCCCCTTCGTAAAAGATTATACGTTTCTTACGATTTTAATTTTCCTCATACCATTTACACTGACTAAAATACTGTGGGCATGCTTTGCACTCCCTTGGTACTATGAAAAGCATAACCTTACCCCACAGCCTCTCAGCTGGCTCATACTGTATGCACTTTGGTTTATTGTGGAATCAATATGTGCTGCAGCCGGCAATCGGGGAGGAAATCTCTCAATCTATATTCAACTCAGCGGTTTTACTCTCGCCCTTCTTCAGTCAATCATAACCAGCGAGTACTCAAAGAAAAAAGATGAAATAAAATACCCAAACGCCCGGATTGGAATCGTATTTTGCATTGCAATGTTACTGCTACTGCCACTGATTAAATGGTCTGACTTAGGCTCACTCATGTTTAACAGCACCGTGGTAAAGCCTCTTGGACTCTACCAAGACAGAGCCTCAATGTGGGTTTCAAAGAAAAATCTCCAACGTCTAGAAAATGCGGCCAAACTACAAGACATCCCTCTTAGCATATGCAGAAACCCAGAAGGCTCCGCTGTCGTAACCGACCTTAAAATTTGGTGGCATGGAATTGGCTCTCGAAGCTATGTTCAGCTATTAGGCTTTTCAGATAGAATCGAAAATAATAGTGATGAAGAAAGCACAAACAAAACGAATGCAAGCGCCCCCAATGAAAGCATTAAAAAAGATAAAAATCCCTATGACGCATACCCAAGAGTAGAACTAGACAGCAATGAAGCAAGCTTAATTGCCTCTCAAAATGTGCGTTGCACAGAAATCAGCGATGCGCTTGTATTTCCATCAAACAAAACAATACCAGACAATGAGCCATCCGTTAAAGACCAGCTCGCCAAGCAAATTAGACCTTTTATAGAGACTAACACTGGCGAGGTTGGAACAAGCTTCCTCAGCAAAATTACCGTCATTGGACATGCCGATCCAATGCCGATACAAAAAGCCAGCAATGAAGAACTAGGCCGTGAGCGCGCAACCCATGCATTATCCATGCTATGCACAGATAACCTATACAAAGACATTCAAAACGCCAACATAGAAATAAAAACCATGGGGGCACGCTCACCACTCAAAGATTGCTCTGCAATCAAAGATAAAGATTTGGCCAAAGAATGCAATGCAGTGAACCGGCGCGTAGACCTACAATTTAGCTACTCATTAAAGTCACCTAAAAAGGATTACACGCTAGAATGTTTTTGCAATAACACACCTCAAAAAGATTGCATTAAACCAACCAAAAAAACTGATAAACCTCGCTAGTTGTAACGACGCATCCCGGGGCAACCGCCATAGTGCGGCAGGTTGTCCCGGATACGGCAGCTGGCCAACCGTTTGCCGCATTTGTCTAATCGCGGGTCAGTCACCGGCTGTTCCCGCGCGTCGAACATCGCCACGCCCTGATAGCCGCAATGCGCCCCCCGATAGACAACATGCGCCGGGCAATAGCGTGTCACCAGCACCCCCGGCGCGCGCTTGCCAGCCAGGTCTAGCCGGCTGCGCAATTCGAACGTGATGGCATCGCCGTTGTCGGCCTCGCGGCGATTAATCAGCCAGGTTTCCTCCGGGTACATTTCCGGGAAGTCGGCTAGTTCGCCACCCGCGCAAAACTTGGAATGCGTCACCCGCCTCACCAACTGCCAGCCGACAAGGCCCTGATGCTGCATCACCAGGGCCGTGAAAATCCCCCGCACCTCTCGCCCATCCGACAGCGTCGCGACATTGCCGATAGACAGCTTCGGGCGCGGTGCGCCTTTCTGGCTGCTTTCAAATCCCTTGGCCTCGATGGCCCACGCCTCGTAAGCTAACCCTTGGAATGTCACCGCCTGGCCGTTGCCGCTGGCGGTAAACCGCATCGCCGGCACCGACACGCCAGGCGGCGGCCGCAGCTCAAACAGCTGCACAATCGCGTTCGGAACTAGCTTTTGCTTTTCCGCGTGTATCACGCCCATTTATTCCCCCGGATCGAAAACCTGTTCAAACGTCACCGCGACTACCTCATCTCCGGCCGCCAGATATGAGCGGTCCCACTCACTACAGCGGAACTTGGCCCGCGCCGCGCCGGGGTAGGTGAACCAGAACCAGCGCGCGCCGGCATGGCGCATTAAGAACGCCTCAATCGCATCCGCTTCGGCCTGGCTAACTGCGAAAGACAGCTTGCGCACGCGCGGCATACTGTTGATGCCGTCGGGCACCCGCTGGCCATAGCCATCGCCAAACCGGGCTTCCTTCACTCGCGCCCGGATTGACGACGCACCACCAAACAACGGCGTCCAGCTAAAAACCTCCGCCACATTACCCCCTGACAAAATCGTAAATCTGGCCGTCAGGTCTCATCGATTCGGCCAACTTGTTTTCTACTACGCGTTCAACCAGAACAAGAATTTCCCGGCCGCCGTCTGCGCCCTGCCGCTCCTCTGTTCGCGCCGTCGCACCTGGCGCAAGGTTGTTGATGATTACCTTCACCGGCTGAGCCGGCGCAGCGCCCCCGGCGGCGGGCGCGTTGACGCGGGTTAGAAAGTCCTTCAGATCGGCATTCGTCCGGCGATCTATTACGCGCTCGCCCTTGTCGAGCAACCACGTCCCTTCACGTGGGATAGTGTCGATACCGTCGTGCGCCATCCCCGACAAGTTCGTGCTGCTGATCGTGGACACCAGGCCGGCCGTAGACGACACCACCGACGCCATCGCGCCCATGTTCGCGGGCCAGGGCGCGCTTGCCGCAGCCGTTGCAATGGCTTGCTGAATTTTGATGATGGCGTCCGCAACGGCAAACGCCTTGCTCATGGCGAACATGGCGCGGTATATGCCGGATTGCTTGCCTTTGAAGCCAGCAGCCAAACCGGCCAGCCCATCAAACAGCTGACTGGAACTCGACAGCATCGCGGATGCGCGGTTGCGCTCAAGATTCAGTAGATCCGCATTCAACTGCTCTTGATTGCGTTTGATGTAGTCCGCGCGCTCGGTCTCTGTCAGCGTGGTCGCTTCCATGATCAGCCGATGCCGGTTTTCGTACTGGTCGCGTAACTGCTGGTCTTCGGACTGCAGCCCGATCCCCTGCCGCTCGCTACTGCGAAGCGCCTCGGTCGCCCGTTCATGCCGCTTGTCCTCGGCCGCGCCAAATTTGCCTTTCTCCTCCTGCGAAAGATTGCCGTTGTATTCGATATCGACTTTGCGTTGACCATGCTCGCGCTGCAGGCGCTCGGCGGCGTTGTCGTACTCGCCGCCGCGTAGTCGCTGGGCCGTGTCGCGCTGCTGCGCCTCGTAGCGCTCGACATCCCGGTTCAGCTCGTCTAGGAAGCGTTTGTTTTCCGCGCGCAACTGGCGCATCGCGTCCAACTCAGCCGCCATGGCCAACAGCCTTTGCTGGCTCGCCGCGCCCCACCCTGCATACTTGCCTTCCAAAATCTCAAAGCGCATGCGTTCAGCAGCTGACAGCTTTTCGACACCCATCAGCTCACGCTGCATCGCATCGATTGCGGCATCCTCTCTCCGGCCCTGCGCGCCGGCCCGCTTGCGCTCGGCGGCCTGCTTCTTGTCGAAGTCGTCGCGCAGCTTGCCGACGGCGGTTTGGTGCGCTCTCTCTGCCTGCAGATACGCCTTGCTACCTTTTTGCAGCTCGGCCACGATCGACTTAAACGCTTCCTCCTCTTTCTTGACGCGCTTGTCGTATTGCTCCCGGTCGCTCAGCCGGCTATCGTCTTCGGCGTATTTCTTCGCGCGGGCCTCGGCATCCTTGCGCGCCGCGTCCGCCGCTTCCCTGGCTTTTTGCGCCGCGCCGGCATCCTTCGATACCACCTTTGCCCGCTTCTCCAGCTCGGCCAGCTCCGACCGCATCGCAACCAGGCCCGCCCGCTTTTGTTCCAGCGTCTGCGAAAACGACCATTCATACAGATTGGCTTCGCCATCCTTGATCCGCTCCTTCAGCTGAGCCGCCCTGGCGTTGTCGCTCGATGCGTCGTAGTGCAGCGCGTTGACCGGATTCAGGAAGCGCAGCGCGGCACCGCCGGCCGCCTGCGCCTGTCCCCAGAACCCCGCCCCCTCTTTCCGGGCCTGGCGCATCGACTCTGCAACATCGTCGAAAGCGTCCGTCAAAATGGCCAACTGGCCAGAAATGAAGGACGCGACGCCCGATTGCGCGACCTCGGTTTTCATCGCTTCCCAAGAATTGACGAAATTGGCGCTGGCCTTTTGCGCCTCGCCGCCGAAAGCCGCCGCGTCCGCGCTCATGCGCTTCAGCTCGGCGGCGAACTTAGGCAGGAAGTCGGCGGCCAGCAGCTGGCCGGACTCCAGCATCTTGCTGAATTCGCCCGTTGTGACGCCAAGCGCGCGCGCCGCTGCCTGCGTTGCCACCGGCAAATGCTCGGCCAGCTGGCCCCGGAACTCCTCCGCCGATACCACGCCCTTGCCGGACATCTGGACCAGGGCCAACATCGCCCCCTGCGCCGTTTCTGCCGACAGGCCGAAGGCGCTGGCGGCCGTGGCCAGCGAGTCGAACACCTGGCGCGCATACGGCGCCAGCGGCGTCCCCTTCACTGCGCCGGCAAACTGCGCATAGGACGCTGACGCCTGGCCAAAGTCCGCCCCCAGCTCGGCCGCCAATTGACGCAGCCAGGCGATATCCGAAGCAATCGCCCGTAGGTCGCCGCCGCTGGCGTAAAACAGCGATTTCTGCAGCCGCTCGCTGGCGATCTGCGCACCATTCAGTGCCTGTACAACGGAAAGAACGCTGTCTTTCATCGCCTGCAGCGAAAGCGCTGCAGCAGCAAACAGCCCACCTTGCGAAAGCATCGCCGCGCTGGACGCCATGCTTTCGAGTGCCTTGCCTGCCCGCTTGCTGTCGCGCTCGATGTTGGCGGCGGCGTCCTCCACCGCCTTCTTACCCGCAGCCATATCGCTTTGCAGCTGGCCGACGCGCGCTTCCAGATTGATTACCAGCGAGCCAACGTTTTGCGCCGCCATTTACCCCCCTTTCCCCGACATCAGGCGTAGCGCCTCCCGCTCCATCGCCTGCAGCGCATCAAACAACCCGCTATCCAACGCCTCCCCACAGCGGGTCTCGACCACCGGCAGCGCGGCATAGTCCAGCCCATACGCCCCGACCGGGCCGACCCGCCATTGCGTTTGCATCGCGCTCCAAACCCGCCACGCCGGCAAGCCTTCGGCCAGCAGCTCGAAAGCCTCTGGCGCTGCTTCGGCCGGCAGCAGCGCATCCACCTGATCCGCCGGCACGCCGGCATCCAGCAGCGCGCGGCGGTTTTCCGACTGCGTGGCGGCGCGCTCCCCAAATTGCCAGCGCACCGCCTCTATCAGTTTTTTCTGACGGCGCCGCCGAATCGCAGCTCGTGGACGGCGCGCTGCAGCGCGGCATTCACGGCCGGCCCATCGACTGACAACAGCGCGACCTCCAGCGCCGCCAGGGACAACGGCACCGGCTGGCCATCCGGGCCGCATACGCCGTCCCAGGCCGTGAAGGTTTCGGCGTACAACCGCGCATTCTGGCGATAGATGGCCGACAGGTCGGCGGCCTCGTCCGCGCCAGCATGGCGCTGAAACAGCTCGTCCCAGGCCGGTTGCGACAACAGCCGGCCCGTCAGATGGATGGTGATGACGCGTTCGGTGCCGGACTCTGCGCGCGCATGGATTTCGGCCGGCACTCGCGCCAGACCGTCGTTTTTGATGATGAACATGCATACCTTTCACCAGGGCCAGAAAATCAGAACCGCCGCAACAACCGCCCTGACACGCAACGCAAAAGCGAGTGCTGCACCGATATCGACAGGGAACGAAAGCTCGATAACACAACCCCGGATGGAAAACTTGAATTGAAAATTTCTCGACATGACTGGTCCTTTGTTTGAAAAGCCCAGTCACTATTGCAGCCCCTAGCTGGTGGAATAAGGGGTGGATTTAGACGGTTAGCGCACCGTCAGCCTGAATTCGTCGTCGCCATTGGTTGGCAGCAGCGATAGTTGCAGCGTGGTCATGCTGATGTTGTCGCTGTCGCCGTAGTCGGCGTTACCGATGCTAACGGTTGCATCTAGCTGGATGATGTTGCCTTTCGCCTTGCCGTGAACCAGTGACAGCGGGCTGTTCATCACGCGCCGCGCCAAGCCGAACCAGTCGCGTTCGGCAATGCGGGTGGACTCGATTTGCAGGGAAGCCGTCGGCTTGCGGCCAGTAATCAGCACCCGTTCAGCACCGCCGGGCAAACTCCTGTGCTTGACCTCGTTGGCGATATCAATCGACAGGCTTTGCACGGCCGGGCTGAAGCCGAAAACTTGCAGACTGGCGACATTGGCGGCATCGAACGGCATGGGCGTCTGAAACGGCGTCAGCTTCAAGGCCGGCGCCACCTCATCGACAATGCCGCCATGGACGCCGGTAAACACGAATTTCATGCGCGGTAGCGCTTTGTTCTGCAGATCGAAGGACACCGTGCCGCGCGCGCCCGTCAGCTTGTGCTGAACGCCGTCCAGGTTGTAGTAAATGGTCAATGACTCATGGCCGGTGGAAACCGGCGCATAGCTCACCGCATCCTTGTCGATGGCCTCGACAAAACCGCAGCCCTTCAACAGCACGCCCCAGGCCGGCGCCGTGCCACGCGTCCCCGATCCGGCCAGCTCGACCTCGAATTCCGCCTTCATCCGTACCCCGGTCACAACCGATTCGGCATTGCCGAAGTAGGGCCGGACCACATTGCGCTCTGCCTTGTCGCTCTCGAATGGCGTGATTTTCGGGTTGGCGACCAGGATCGCGTTCGCGTCGCCTGTCGGTACGGCATCGATACCCTCTTGGCTTTCCACTTTGGCGACAATGGCCACCCGCTTACTGTTCAGCGGCATAAATCAGATCCCCCAAAACGCAAAAAAGCCCGCCGAAGCGAGCCAGAACATTTTCAATTTCCAATTAGTGTTCATTGGAAATTCACATCTCCCCTTCCCTGCGCCGGTACGTCAGCAGGTACTGCGCGCGGCAGACACCCAGCGCGGGGTTTTCCTCGTCATAGTCCCAATCGATCATCCCTTGCTGCAGGTCTTGCAGACTGTACAGCGAGTCATGCAAAGCCAGATGCGCCGCCGTCAGCACGCCATCGCAGGCCGCATGCGGTTCATCGCCATCCGCCTGAATTTCCAACTCCACCGACAATTGCCGGTACTCGTAACCGACCGGGCTGCCAGACAGCGGCACATCGCGCAGCTGATGCAGCACGATGGCCGGAAACTCGCCAAAGCTGTAACCCTTCTCGACATCGCGGCTGACGCGATCCGCTGCCGGCGTTGCGCCCCGCAATGCCTCTTCCATTGCCCGCATCAACTTTTCAACTTTACTCATTTACCTTACCAATTCAAATAAAATCATTTTTTCAAAAAGTGCAAAATTGCAAAACACACTCTGAAATAAAACAATGAAAAAAATATTGGTTTTTTTATTTTAGCTATTCAACAAAGCAGAACAGCCAATAACAAAAAATAAAAGCCCACCTTAGCCAAAACGGCTATTGACACCCACCTCCACCAGGCCATATCCTTGGCACATCACCTGAATCCCTCAGATGAAATAAAGCCTAATAGAGGATTTTCTTTATGAATAACCAGCTTGAAAACTTCACAATCGAAGCTGAACAAGTTTTGAACTTTATCCATGAAAATGGAAGAGTAAAAATTGACAGGCTAGAAGAAGAATTTAGCCCACAGTCAATTAAAATCGCACAAAACAATCCAAATATAAGTTCAATCCCCACGCAAGACCTTGAAAAAAATAAAACCTCATACTGGCTGTGCTCTCTGAAACCACGAAAAGAATCCGAGTGGAGTTAAACAAAAAACGGCAGAATTTTTTCTGCCGATTTTTATTCCTTCCAAAAAATTCGCCAAGTCATTGCCACCATATGCGGCGCGCCGTCCCCAACGTCTTGCGACGACTCTTCCAATGTGTCGTAAACCAACACCCCGCCGGCCCGGCCGCGCCAGCGCTCCAGGCGGCGCCGGATCACCCAGGCCACCGCATAGGCGGCGTCATAGTCCGGCGCGACGATGGACAGCTGTACTAGGCTGCGCACGCGGCCAGATGGCCGGCGCGCGATCTGCTGCCGCTTCTCGTCCAACACCTGATAGGCAATCGCCGGCAAAACCGGCTCATCCGGCAGATGCACCGGAAACACCCGATCCCCGACCAGGGCGGCCACCTCCGGCGCGGCCAGCAGCTCCACCAGCACCGCCCCTATCAACTCGACAACTCCCCGCTAATCAGCGCGCCGCGCACTTCATCCGCCACCGCGTCCAAGGCGCGCGGCAACTTGTCGGCGGCAGGCCGCATAAATGGATAGGGCGGGACAAATTGCCCCGCCCCTTTCAAGACTTCCCGCGTCGCGGCGCGTCTTCGTTCCCCGCCTGCGATCTTTTGCCCCCTCCCTCGTTTGATGTGGCCATATTCCAGATAACGGCCGTACCAGGCGCGCGACCGCAAGCCGACTTTGTAGGCCACCGCGCCGCGCTGGCCGCTGCCGCGCGAACTGGCAACCATGATGGACTTTGCCAACACACCGGATCGACGCCGCACCCGGCGGCGAGCCTCGTCGCGCACCAGGGCGGCCGCCTTGCGCAGCCCACGCCGTAAAATCTTGCGCTGCAGCTTGCGCGGCACCGCGTCCAGATGGCGCATTACCAGATCCAGACCATGAACCTCAACCGTTGCCATCGTCCGTCCTCAGCATCAGCACCAGATAGCCCCGGTCCTTGTGCGGCTCGATGGTTTTGACCTTCAGCGGCAGACCGTCCACCCACGCCCGCCACCCCTGCGCCACCAGCCGGCGCCGGATGGTGGCGCGCACGCTGCAGCCGGTTTGCTCGGCCAGCGCGGCCGTATAGGTTCGCGCGCCCAGGTAGTCCACTTTGGCGTGCACCGGCTTCGGCTCGCTCCAGCTGTCCCGCACCGCGCCGGACGGCTGGCGCGACTTGATGGGCTGGCTGAGCCGGATGCGGCTGTTCAGCATGCTGGCGTTCATAGCGGACTTTCCGTCGGCCGGTAATGGGCAATCAGGCTGTCCACCAGGCTGTCAGGCAACGCCACCACGCTGCCGGCGCTAACTTCCTCGCGATAGGCGTACAGAGTCGCCACGCGAAAACGCAGCCACTGCCGCATATCCTCCGGCACGTCCTGCCCGGCCTCGGCAAAGCCAGCGCGGTAAACGATGGCAATCGCCCCCGGCACCGAGTCCACCGTCGGCCAGCCTTTCAGCGGCTTGATACACAAACGCCGCTCGCCGCGCTCGATGTGAAAGGCTTCCAGCGGCAGCGGCTGGCGCTGCCCTTGCTGCAACGCCTCGATGGCGACCACCTCCCGCCCGCCCGCGATATCCAGATACAACCAGGGCAGGCCCGGCCACGCGTCCAGCGTTTCGCGACATTCAGCCAGCAACAGCGGCCCGCCGATCCGGGCCTCGGCGCTGGCCACGGCCGCGCGCTCGATCATCTGCAGCAGCGTGTCGTCGTCGGTCAAGTCGGCATCAATCCGGCACTGCTCCCGCACTTCATCCAGCGCCAGCACCGCCGCCGTGTTGCGTCGGATCACCTCGGCCGCCATTACTCGCCGCCTGGCTGCGCCTTGGCCTTGCTCTTGGCCGCCGGCTTGGTTTCTACCGGCGCCGGCTCGCCCTCGTCGTCTTCGCCCTCCAAGGCGGCCACGCCACGCGCAATCAGTTCATCGACGCGGGCCTGTCCCTCAAATCCAGCCACATCGCCCGGCGTATAAATGCCGTATGGCGCGGTAAACCTCACTGCAATCATGCTGTACCCTTCAAATGCAAAAAGGCCCGCCGTAGCGAGCCTTGAACCGTGCTTACTTGCCCCACTTGATACCGACGCCGACCGCAATCGACTCTTGGTGGCGCGGGCCAAAATCATGCTTGGCGATCACGCGGATAAGCGTCTGGTCGCGCTGGAAGGCGCTTACCATCTGGCCGTCGGTATCCTTGTAAGTGGCTTCCTTGGAAAAATCGATTACCAGGGACTGGTCTTCACCGATGAAGCAATCGCCGAAGTCGGCGAAATACAGTTCTGACTCGTCGCCATCCTTGCCCAGGTTGTTCGGGATTTGCGTCGTCACGCCGACCGGGTAGCCCTTCAACGTTCGATTGGCCAACTCCGGATAGACCTTGCTGCCCTTCATGTCCTTCAGGCCCTCCAGGAAACGGAAAGTCCTCGGAGACATCACCCAGCCCGGCGACACCATATTGGCGTCCGCGCCTTCCAGCGACAGAATCAGCTTGTTCAGGAAGTTTTCCAGCACCTGCAGCGCAGCCGCATCGATGGCGCTCAGCTCCGGCGCGGTAAACACGCTATTGGCCAAAGCCCAATGACGCAGGCCCTTGGGCAGGTTGCCGCTGCCATCGTCGCGCAAAAACGCTTTGTCCTCGCGCGCGCCCACCGACGATGTCAGGTCATCAACAATCAGCTGATCGACGTTCGGGCTGATGCCGGCATTGCTCAGCAAGTCATTGCTGATCGGGACCAGCGCCGACATCTTTTTGCTCGACAGCTTCAGGTCATCGAACTTCACGCCGGTTACGGGCGCGTCGCTGTCAGAGCCGATATAGCCAACCGTCGCCCCGCCTCGCAGACGCGGAATCGTCAAATTGCCGTTGTTCAGCGGCAGCGAGCGCGCGCCCAGCTTGCGCACCACGGTTTTAGGACGCAGCAGCTCGATCACTTCGCGCGCCATATTGGTTGGCACCAGCACGCCGCCAGCGGACGGCGACCCAGTATTGAGCGCCGCCGCCACTTCCTGGCCATAGCCGCGCTCATCCGCGATGTTGGCGGCCTGACGGTAATTGCCTTGCGCCTCAATCAACGCAGCCGCCATGCGGGCCATGCCGCCGCCCTTCACGGTCGGCGCGGCCGGCGTCGCGTGGATCGGCGCAGCGCCCGCGCGCGGGCCTTGCGAGCTGTCCACCGGCTGCGCCGTGGCGGCCGTCATGCGCTCGGCGGCTTCGGCGCGGGCGATCTTGGCCCCGATGTCGTCAAACTCTTTTTGCATCGCGTCGATGCTGGCCACCTGTTCGGCGCTCAGCGCGGCGCCGGTCGCCTCCAGCGCGGCCAGTTGGTTCACAGCGGCGGACAGTTCGGCACGGCGTTTTTTCAACTCAAGCACTACGGTCATCCAGACTCCAGACGTAAAAAAAGCCGCTGGAAGCGGCTGAAATGAAAAACGCGCCCGAAGGCGCGGTATATTGGGTTTGTGCAGGGTTACAGCTGGGCGGCCATCGCCATCGCGGCGGCGGTCGCGCGCCGGGAAGCCGCAAGCGGCGGCGGCCGGCTCGCGGCCACCTCGGCCGCCATCCGGTTGATTGCCAATTGCTGGCTTTCCACCCGGTCGGCTAGGCCGACAAGCACGGCCTCAGCGCCGAAGAACAGCCCGGCATCGGTCGCCTTGACCGCCGCGACGGAAAGGCCGCGGTTGCTCGCCACCACCCCGGCGAACTTGTCGTAATAGGCATCCATGCGCTTTTCGACCGCCGCGCGGGCGTCGTCCGACAACGGCGCATCGCTGGCCATGTCGTTTTTGCGCGCGCCCCGGTAAAACGTGGTGACAGCTACGCCGGAACTGGCCAGTTGCTGGCTGAAGTCGGCATGCTTCATGATCACCCCGATGGACCCCACCCCCGACGATTCGGACAGCGTGATATCGCTGCAGGCGCAGGCGATGGCGTAGGCGGCGGAAAACGCGTTGAAATGCACCAGGGCGTGAATCGGCTTGACCGCCTTGGCCGCCTCAATGTCGGCCACCAGCTCGAAACAGCCGACCACCGCGCCGCCAGGGCTGTCCAGCTCCAGCACTATGGCGCTAACACGCGGATCGTTCAGGCCCGCTTGTATCTGGCTGCGGATGCCTTCATAGCTGGTTTGCGTGGCGCACAAATTGACGGACGCTTCGCGCGCCACCAACAGCCCTTGCACCGGAATCACCAGCAGGCCCGTTTGCTGCGCGGACTGCATCCGCTGTTCCGCCAGGCTGGCCATCGACGCCCGGCCGCCGTCATCGCGCCAGGCGGCAGGCTGCAGCGCGGCGGCGACGTGGACGCCCAGCTGGCGCAACTCGACGCCGGCCCGCTCCCCAGCCCAAGCCACCGCCTCATGCAGCACGTCCGGCAATACCATGTGCGGCTGATTGAACAGCTGCGACAGCAAGAATTGCCCCCTCACTGGCCAGCCTTTGCCGACGGCGTGGCCAGCTGTGGCAGCATTTGATTCTGGACGTTCATATCACTCATCCTTTTCCATATATTCCATGCAATCGCATCGCCTCAATTTCTTCAGACCGGTCAACAAAAAATCTCTCGTAAAATTTTGCCGATTGCTACGCCACTCCTATCACCACCGTGGCAGCTTGATAAATTTTGCGCATTGTAAAAATTTGATATAGCATCGCCATCTTTCAACCAGGAAAATAAGATGGACAGTGAAACTTGGAGTGTGATTTTTAAGCAGCTAATTATACCTGTAATTAGCCTAATTCTTCTCCCCTGGATAACCAGTCGCTTTAAAACTCAAAATATAACCCTACGCAAAGACAAACGGGTCATCCGTTTAGACTTCATAAACGCATACCTGGCTTTCGATATAGAAAAAAGACATCCAGTTTCAGTAGAACTGGCTTTCGAAATCTTCTTTGGCAGACAAATACCATATGAAGAAATTGAGCACATATTAAAGTTAAATAATCCAACCCTATTCGTCAAATTGCTCAAAGACGCTAGTGACTTTATTAAGTTTGATAGCACCCTAGGTCAATATATATATCAAAAGGGATTTGAAACCACAAAACAAAGAAAAAGAGGCAGAGCAATAAGATTCATTTGGTACGCAGCCTTCTTTTACATAGCTATGCTCTTAGTAGCAAATTCATCCACGCTTTTAATCGGTGCAGGACCATCAGTTTTAGCTGTATACATATTTTTAATTCTACTATTTTTTACCGCTTCTTTTGCCATGTTAAAAGACGCTCCCAAGGTTATTCGGGCAGAAAAAGCCATGCAGGAATCAATAAAGTTTAAAAAACAATAAGAACAAAGACCGGATTAGCTCAATTCAGCGTTTGGTTTCAAACAGGTCCATGCTGCCGCTGCCACGCGCGGAACCTGTCCATTTCCAAGCGCCCTAATCCGGTCCACCCGATGGGCCAGCCCATCAACCACTCTGTCCACTCCGGGTTCAGCTGGCCATTCAGCACACCAGGGGGCGAGTTTTGAGGACTCTGGCACCGTACCGCCGTCGCCAATCCCATCCCAGACTTCTTCCCTAGGAATGGGCGGTTGTAATTCCCATGAACTGTCGGCGTTGGCCACAGCTTCACTTGTGCGCTCAGCCTCGGCTCCCCCCGGCTGTTCCACTTGCCCGCCGCTCGCTCTATCGCGTCGTCCGCGACCACGGTTTGCCACGGCGGCGAGCCAGATCCGATCCCGCTTATGGGGCGCTCCAAGGTCGGATGCTGATAAACAAGTCCATTCCGCATCGAACCCCATTTCGGCAAGATCACCGACGACCAAAGCCAAACCTCTTCCCACAAGCAAAGGTGAGTTTTCCAGCAAGACGAATCGGGGCTGTACTTCACCGATAATTCTTGCCATTTCGGCCCATAGTCCCGACCGCTCGCCCTCAATGCCGGCGCCCCGTCCTGCGGCGCTGATGTCTTGGCAAGGAAAACCGCCCGATACCACGTCAATAAATCCCGCCCACGGTCTTCCGTCAAAACTGCACACGTCAGACCAAATTGGGAAAGGCGCGAGACATCCATCGGTTTGTCGTTGCGCCAAAACTTGTGCGGCGTAGGCATCACGCTCAACGGCGCAGACGGTGCGCCATCCCAACAGGTAGCCACCGAGTATTCCGCCACCAGCCCCGCCGAAAAGAGCCAGCTCATTCATTCGGCTCCCCAACCGCTTACCGGGCATTCCAAATCCATCACGTCGCGACGGCCCTCCTTCACCGCCTCGATGATTTGTTCGCCGGCTTCCCGCGCCAGTTCCGAGTCAATTGGCTGCATGCCTTACCTTCCCGCATAAAAAAACCCGCCTGGCGGCGGGTCGGTTAAAAAAACGGGCAAGTTCTTAGTTATTGCTCTGCAAGTGTATTAGTGATAGTTGCCCAACGATCATCAGACACCACCAAATCATAGCGCAAGATAAAAGTGTTCAACTTCTCTGGATGCTCGTTGTATGTAGCAATCCACTTAGCGACTGCCTCTCCCACGTCTTCAATCACATTCTTGAAGTTGATGTACTTGGTCATCGGATCAGTGCTAGGCGCACGGTCTTTACTAGCGACATAAGGTAATAATCTTACAATCTTCCTTTCAGCAACTTTTCGTGACTCAAGGTTCGACATATGCAATAGACTATTGCGAAGCTCCCATAATTCTTCCGGTGTTGCCCCGGCGATACCAGCAGTGGAAAAGGCACGAATCCAATCAATAAATACTGGCGTGGTGCGTGGCGGTCTATCACCAAACTCGACATAAGCAACAGTATCCAAAAATGACACCAACAGCTTAAAGCATGATATAAAATGCCGACTATTAAATAGCAGTCGCATCGCTTCAAAATAGTCATCATTTATCAAAGCCGTCATATCAAACTTGCCTGTTTCTTTATCTAAATACTTGAACAGGTAGTCGTCCATTCTTTCCGCCCTTCCCATACCATCGGGCAATTCCGACACATCGAGTGGCCCCAATGGTATAACCTGATCAACCACAGGAACTCCATCCACAATATGTGTTACACAGTAAAGCGGTGTCTGTCCCGCATTTACGGAGGCAAAAAGGGGTTCAAATATCTCTGGGGTATTGCCTAACCGCTCTCTTGAGTAATACTCCCCTTTGGATATAGGCTGCGCCAATGGCACTCTTTGCACCGATGAGAAATCGAGCATAGCGCGCTCACGTAAAAAATCTAATTTTTTCTGGTCACTGCCTTGTCGATAATACTTCTTGATACCCATCGCTCGCAGTTGTTCAGCCTCAAAAAATGCGTATATGTTGTACACCGATTCGTGTTTTTTCATCGCTCTCTTTGACTCACACTTGAACGCCATAGGAGAGAAGAATGATACTCGGGTAAACGATCCTGAGATAGGAATAAGCTTTTTTCAGTCGGCTACACCAGAATGCGTTCGATCTCCGCCAAGACTTTGGCATCAGGCTTGCCCTGCAGCGACGACCCGCGCGTGTCCACCATATTGAGCGGCTGCATATAGACATCTCCGCCGGGGATCGGCGGCAGGTTTTCCAAACGCCGGATGTCGTTGGCAGACAGCCAGCCCCATTGCCGCCCAATCGCATACGCGGCATAGCGGCTCTGCGTGTCGCCGCGCAGCAGGCCGGACACGTTGAATTCGATATACAGCTCGCCACGTTCGGACGGCAACAACAGGTCGCGCATGCGGGCCTGTTCGTGGCGTTTGATCCAGGGCATCAGGCAATAAATCACATACTCGATGCCTTGATGCTCGATGTTGTTGTTTGTCGCCCGGTCCAAGAGACCGACTTTGTGTGGCGGCATTTTGAAAATCTGCGCCACCTCCAGGGCAGACAACTTACGCGCGTCGATCAGTTGGGCATCGGCATTCGTCATCGAAAGCGGTTTGAAGGTAATACCCTCCTGCAGCAACGCGACTTTCATCGCGTTGTCCCGGCCGGCGTACTCCCTCTTCCACGCCGCTTTGATCTGCAGCACCCGTTCCGCACTCAGCGGCTTCACATCCTGGCCGCCGATCACCGCCGGCCGCTCCAACACGCCGGCCAGGTGCGTCCCATTCGCAAAAACCGCGCTGGCGTGGCCATGCGTCGCCAGGGCCAGGCCCAGGCTATCGCAATGCAGCTGTACCGGGCTGATGCCGGTATAGCCATTGCGCGTAAACCACCGCACATGATGGACCATGCGCGCCGGCATCGGCTCTTGGCCATTAAATTGGTAATACGGCATCAAATCCGCACCGCGCAGCACCGCCACCTTGCCGGCTTCCATCGGCAACAGCGCCACCGGCCGCCCGGCCTCGTCGCGCTCGATGTAGGAATAAGCGTTGCCATCATGCGCGGCAGCGATCTGCGCGCCTTCGGCATACTCGAACGGCGTTTGCCAGCCGTTGGGCTGGCGCAGAAGCTGGGCAACAGGATGATCCGTTACCCGCTCGCGCTGGTCGCCGTTGCGGCGATACAGTTCGCACGGCAGCTGCGCCAGCGACTCGGCCAGCGTAGTAATGCATGCCTGATACGTGGTAATCGAAAGCGCCTTGTCCGGCGATACCGCCACCCCGGCCGCGCTCCGGGCGCCGCCGCCCAGCAGGCTGGACAGCCACCCCGGATCGGGCGATGCCGCAGACTGGCCAAACTGCTGCGACATGAACATCAGCACGCCCTTCCCGCGCTGCGCGCCGTCATCCAGGACCAGGCCAACGCGAAGCCGCCACCCACCATCCAACCGGCCGCCACGTGCAACAGCGACATGCCGACCGTCACCGCCGCCGCGCCGGCCAGTCCGACCAGCAGCGTCAAATAATCCAACTTACTCACAAACACACCTCGTCTTCGTAGGCGGAAACAAACGATTCCGCCATGGGGTGATACAGCGCCCGATTCAACGCCATGATCAACGCCACGATGCCGTCGATTTTTTCCCTCGATTTGCCCTTGTTAGGGCGATAGTTGTCGTTGGAGTCGCGCAGCACCACCACATTGCCGGCCATCCAGCGCAATACCGGATGCCCGCCATGGGCCAGTGACTGCGAACAGATCATGGCTTCTAGCTCTTTGGTCGGTTCAGATAGGTTCTGGAAATTCTGCGATAGCGCGACCAGTTGCAAGCCGTCTTCCGTCAGTTCGCTGGCCAGCTTGCCGGCGTTCCATTCGTCAAAGCCGATGGCCTGCAGATCAAAGTTCGCCGCATCCTGCAGGATTTGGGCGCGGATCACATCCTGATCAATCCGCGTGCCTGCGGTGGCCGTGATATAGCCTTGCCGCGCCCACGTCGAGTAAGACACCCGGTCTTTTTGGTCGCGCACCAGCATGTTGTCCGCCGGCACAAAAAAGCGCGGTAGAACGTGCCATGGTTCCCCTGATTTTTCCGGGGGAAACAGCAACACCCAGGCGGCAATGTCTGTCTTGCTGGCCAAGTCCAGACCGCCATAGCAGCGCCGATGCCGCAGCGCCTCGGCATCAACCACCGCAGCGCCTTTATCCCAGCTGTCCAGGGAAATCCAGCTTTCAACCGACTGCGTCCAGATGTTCAGCCGCTTGGTCAGGAAGTTGAACAGTGCGGTCGGCACCACGCGCGCTTTTTGGGCTTGCGTGCGCAACTCTTCCAGAAATACCGACACGCCAAGATTCGGATTGGCCTTGCACCATACCGACTCGTCAAACCAATCGTCATCCGGGTCCAGCGTGTAGATCACGCCACCGAAACTATCGTCTTCCAACGCCGGGTCTTTGCCCTGATTTTCCAGAATCCGGATCAGGTAATTTCGCTGCTCCAGGCAGATGCTGCCCTCTTGGTTGAAACCGGCCGTGGTAATCGCGTGCATCACACTGCGGCGCCTCGCGCCGCGCCCGGTATCGATCACGTCCCATAGGTCGCGGGAGGGATGCGCGTGCAATTCGTCGATAATCGCGCCGTGGACGTTCAAGCCGTCCAGGGTTTTGGCGTCCGCGCCCAGCGGCACGAACTTGTTCGCTGTGCCAGGTATCCACAGCTTGTTCTTGTGGTTCTGCACAAGCTGGCGCAGGGCGGGCGACTTGGCGACCATCATTTCCGCCGCCGCGTGCGTGATTTTGGCCTGCTCCAGCTTCGTCGCCGCCGTGTAAACCTGCGCGCCGGCCTCTTTGTCGGCGGCGAACAGGTACAAGCCCAGGCCGGCCAGCTTGGTGGACTTGCCGTTTTTGCGCGCCACCTCCTCATAAAAGGTGCGGAAGCGGCGCCGGCCGTCCCGGTTGTACCAACCAAACTCGACCGCGATCCAGAACGCTTGCCACGGCGCTAGCTCCACCGGCTGGCCCGACCACTCGCCCTCGAAATGGCGGCAGTAGCGCGGGAAAAAGGCCAGCGCATGGGCGGCCATCTCCGGCCGCCAGACCAGGCCGCGCGCTTCCTGCTGCTGCAGGTCGCGGAAATGCCGCTCCACCGCCAGCCGGACATAGCGGCCGACCTTGATGCGGCCTTCCAGCACGTCCACGCCGTACTGATCCCACGGCTGTAAAACGTAACAGGCCGGAATCAATCCGGCCTGTCGTTGATGTACCCCAGCAGCTCGGCCAAGTCCTCGCTGATCACCCGGCCCTTGCTTAGCGCCTTGGTTTTTGCGCATGAGGCCACCGTCATTCCATTTCGTTTGAGCAATTCGCGTATCTGTTTGGCGATCTTTGCCCGGTTGTAGCTGGCGCTGACTTCATACCGGCGGCCGGTCTCCTTGGCCGCCGCGAAAATCTTGCCCCGATTGTCCAAAATCCACTGCTTGCAGGCTTGCCAGTCGGCAATAGCCGCACAGATCAGGCCCAGCGCGATGCCGGCCGACGAATAGTCGAAGCCCGACGCCTGCAGCAGCGGCTGTATCTCGCGCCAGGCACGCGCTTCCGCCTTGGTCATCGACCAGGGCGGTTTTTTCGGCAAATTGGCGCCGCCCTCGCCCAGCTGGTCCATCACCGCGAACGGGTCGGAGGCGAATAAGTCCGCCGTCAACATCCGATCCAGGGCGCGCACCTGGCCGGCGGCCATCACCGTCAAGCCGCCTTCGTCCAGGTCTTTCATCACCTCGCCCCGCGCCCGCCGCTCGGCGCGGGACTCATCGGTTTCCAGTGAACCGCCGTTGGCGTCCTCGTCGTAGCGATGGCCGTAGCGGTCCACTTCCTCGACATGCGTCCGCCAGTCATCGACCTTGTCCGCCAACAAGGCGATCTGCAGCAGCGCGGATGTCCAGTCCAGACCGGCGCTGTCCAGCGCGTTGATGGTGTATTTCCAGACATCGCGGCCACGCTTCGAAGTCAAAAAGGCGGGCGGTTTGGGCATCACGCCGGAACCCGCTCGCAAAGGGGTTTTTCCGGCCATTTCAGAGCCTTTCAGCAAGTTGAACGCGACAGAAAACAAAAAAGCCCCTTTCGGGGCTTGTTGGGGGGATTTAGACCCCCCCCCTATGAAAATCCAGCGTGGAGAAAAACGCGGTTAGGCACGCGGTCTTGGCCAGGCGGTCGGGCTGAAGGATTTCACCCCCCTACCCCCTGGCCGGCCTCGCGCCGCCGATTGCCGAACCCGCCGTCCTCCCGCGCGGTCTTGCGCGAGTGGCAGGAATGGCAAAGCGCTTGATGATTGGACGACTCGATGAACAACGACCAGTCGCCACGATGCGGGCGGATGTGGTCGCAATCGGTCGCCCGCTCCACGCATCCCGCCGTGGCGCAGCGATAGAGCGCCGCCTTCAGGCAGGCATCGCGCCGGGCAAACCAGATGCGTTGCCGATACCAGCGTCGGACCTTGGCCACGGTTTCATCCGACATCCGCCGTTGATCTGCCACCCGGCGTACATGGGATGCATGGTCCGGACAGCAGCTGTTGCCCGGCGCGGCCATCTGGCGACAACCCTGCATCGCGTAGCGGCAAGGGCGGGAAGGTGCGACAGGCATAGAAGCTCCAGAAAAAGAAACGCCCCGACCAACTGGCCGGGGCTTGAAAAAAATGCAGTACAGGGAAGTTGAAGATAGGCCAGAAATGCAAAAAGCCCAAGTCGTTGACTTGGGCTTTGGACGCACCTCTGGCGGTGTTGACGGCATGTTATTGCGGAATTTATCCCACGTCAAGCCACACGCAACACATCATCCTCCATCTGCCGCAATACAATCGGCTCCAGTGCGCCACAGCCCGCCGATAGCCAGCCATCAAGCAAGACTTCGATATGGCTCCGGTAGAAGGCTGCCGCTGTCTGGCCATCGATCCCGAACTCACGGCCGAACTCTCGAAACGACCCCATGCCGGTCAACCAGTAACGGACCCAATACGCAATCCCCTCCCGGCCAAACCGCAAGGCGTTCAAGCCTCCCTTTTGGCCATAATGAGCAACATAGGCAGTCAACTCTTTGAACGATCCTTCCAGGTGCGGCAAGCTGCCGCTCAACACCCTTGCCATCAACGCCACATGGAAACGTTGCTCCATCATCAGCGATGCCCGATGAAGTTCATGCGCGTTCATCAGCGCCAATTCCGGCCCCCGCGACACCATCCCGTCACGCACCTCGCCAAAGGATGGCGCAGCCTTCAAACCACCCGCCCCAACAAGCTCCAGCGCCCAACGTACCGCACCCACAACATCAACAACCATTACGATTCCCCCAAATCTGTCAGCGAGGAAACCCCTTAGCCCGATCCGCGCCGGGCTTTGTTTTAGTCTGAATTTTACCATGCGGGCGCGCTCAGCCAGCTAGGCGGCGGTCCCGATAATCCCCCCAGCTGCATTGCAGAATCAGGGCGTTTTCATACATCCGGCTCACGGCCCGATAGCCGATCATGTCCCGCAGACCGTCCTTTGTCTGGTTGCTGATGTAGACCGTTGGCAGCCCTTCCGCCGACCGGCTATCTACCACCCGATTCAAATAGCGCAGGCCATGCCCGTTCGGGTCCAGGATTTCGACTTCATCAATGATCAGCACCGGATAGGAGGCGAAGCGGCTAAGCTCGGCATGCTCGCTGCGTCCGGGCCTCCCCCATGTTTCGCATATCTCCGTCCGCATCTGATCCGCCGTCACATAGCGTACCCCAAGGCCACGATGTCCAATCAGGTTCAAGGTCGCGGCGCTGGCCATATGGGTTTTGCCCGTTCCCGGCCCGCCGGTTATCACCACGTTGCCGGCGTTGCGGTCCCGCCCCACCCAAGCCACCCAGCCCTTAAATGCCTCAATGACTGCTGCCTGCGCCTCACACACTGGCAGCAAGTCCCGGAACTTCGCCTGTCGATACCGCCCCGGAATACCGCACCCCCACAACAACATATCGCGCCTTTCCTGCATTCTGCGTTCCCGCTCCCGCTCTTGACTGCACTTCAAGCAAATCGGCTTCCGCCCCGGCAATAGCTCGGCTTCATACTCGCCATGCACGGTACAAATGCCCGTCGCCGGCACCATGCGCCCCAAGACAGCCAGCCCATCAAAATATCGCAGCGCCTTATTCAATCCATCCATCAGCGCCCCCCTTCACATTCCCCGCCACCGCCGCCCCCTCATGCGCTTCCGTAGATGGCAGGCTTAGCCAACCCGGCGCAGACCGTCCAGCTTGGCCACCCTTCACCGCTCGCAGCCCACGGCGTATGGCATGCCCTGCAGACAGTTTTCCTTCCCCATCCATCGACTTCAAAACGCTGGCGAGATATTTGACCGGAATCTGTTCATCCGCTGGGATGTAAGCGCGACAGCGGGCGATGCCTTCTTCCAACGTCGGAACCGTCACCCCGGCATCTGCCCATGCCTGCACGGCAGGGTGGGCAGCGCCACCGACCTTCACCCCCAGCCGACGCGCGGCAATCACCAGCGTCACCGCCGGGCTCGTCGGTCCTGCGGCCCCTCTCTCATGCGCGGGGTATGTATATTTATTTCCCTGATTCTCCGATATGTCCCGTTCATTCAACCCGCTCCCGTCCTGTTCCAGTCGCCTCAAACGGTCAGGAAAATGTTTCCAGACAAGGGTTTTCAGCGCCTTAAGCTCTCCCCCTCTGCCTTTCCCTTTCATGTCCCGTTCCTCCTGCGGACGCACCAATGCCAACGGCAGTTTCACCACCAGCTTTTGCACCTCTTGCACTGCAGCGGCACGCTTGACCAATCCAACCCGGATCAGCTCCTCAATCAAGGCGTCAACCTGCTTATGCGACGGCCGCCAGGCCGGCCGCTGGCTGCCACGCGGCGGCACGTACTGGCAATTGATGGCCAGCACGGCGCGGCTAACGGGATAGCCTCGGCCGACAATGCCTGTCTGCATGTCCATGCACGGCCGCAAACCGGCCACATACAGTCGGTATGCTTCCAAGCTGCATTCCAACAAAGTCGCCTGCTCTAGTTCAGATAGCAGAATTCTCATAGCCCCCCTTTCCCCCCAACCGCCGCAAGCGCGGCAAGTCGCGGGTTACTGTGTTTTTCCATCGGCAACGGCGGCAATTTCGACTCTGCCGCCGGCCAGTTCTCTTTAGCTGCCCGGCTCACGCTTTCACGATGCCCAGCGCCGTAGACTCGGCCCAAGCGCCTCAACTCGCGTTCTCGTAGCTGTATGGTCGGCAAGCTCAGCACATAGGCGGCATCAGCGACGACGTCACCGCTTACCCTCACCCACTCCATCCCGGCTCCCCAAGGATTTTTTCAATAGCTCAATATGGCGGCGCCGCAGCCGCGGCTTATCCTCCGGCTTGGCCTTGGATACCTTCCAAGCCATGCGGTACAACTCCATGCGCAGCCAGTCGGACATCTGCGCGCTACCTTCCTTCAGCCGGCTGAGCCAAAGCGCAGTCCACAAACCGCAATAACTCGGCATTGGCGCTGATCGACTCAGACAAGCCCGCTCTTGCTCTCGTCAACTGCTCTCGCGTCATGTCCTCGGCCAAGGCCGCAAACGCTGACAGACCTAGTCCAGTTTCTTTCGTGGCCACCATCATCAATGCGGCATGGCTACCAGCTGGCTCATGCATCAGCAACTGAGCCGGAACCATGCCCAGCGGCGCCAGCAACTCGGTCAAGCACTGCAAGCGGATGCTCAGCGGCAATGTCATCAGGACCACCGGCATGGCATTGCAATTGAGCAGGTTCTTTTCTTTCATCTGATCATCCAGCCAACGCCATATCCGATCCGAATTGGCCTTAAGCACCTGATACGCATCGCCCTCCACCATGAAATCAATGGGCCACACGCGTTCGAAACCCATGACTAAATAGGTTTCCACCATCCGGGCGGCTGCAGCCTGACGGCTCAAGCCCTCCTGCTTGCGCCAAAGGTCTACGTAATCCCGTATCACCGCTATTGGCGTTTTGTGCGAACTATGGCGCATGCAATTCATGTTCATTCCAGATAGCATATTTACCAATGTCATTTACAGAGGCCGCAACAGGCGACCCCGCGCAAGAAAAAAGCCGGACACGCCGGCAAGCGCTCCCGCTGACAGCAAGGGAACGAGGAGTAATCTAAGTTGGAGTCGATACCGCAGAGGGGGCGGTCCCGCGCAGATAGGCCCAATCGATATCGGGCCGCAGGGACTCACAACGGACACGTCCGTCAGTGAGTTTTTCCAAGTCGATACAGCGACCTGCAGGAACCTTGACCCGCCACTTGCAGACTGCCCACGGCGTTACACCGAGAGCACGACCGACAGCGGAAGGTCCATCCAGCAAGGCAAAAACGGCGTCAATAGGTGTTGCTTCTTTCATGGGCCGGGATTATCGATCCAAAGTTCATAAAAAGCAACCTTAAATAGACATGACCATGCTACCTAATCCAGATAACATTCAACTTATGGTTGAAGAAAAGAACACTGAAACGCAGCTATCCCGGAACATCTGCACCCTAATGCAGCTGCACGGCCTCGCACCGAAGGCGTTTTCCACGCAGGTTCCAGTCACTTACGAGATGATGCGGCGCTACATGAGCGGCGCAGCCCGACCGCGTCCGGAAAAGCTTGCAAAGCTAGCCGAACTCTTTGGCGTAAAACCAGCAGATTTGGAATATGGCAGCTTCACGGCAGACATCACCGTGACCAGCCCCAGCATCACCATCACCCGACACGATGCCCCCATGGCAGAACCGACCACGCCCCCGGATCGGACCATTGCCATATCCGACCCGAAAGAACTGGCCAGTTGGCTAGTCGCCCAGGGCGACGACGCGCTAGCGGACTTTTTGAGAGGCTTGGCGGACACCCTGCAGAAGAAAAAGTAAAAGCGGCCAGTTGGCCGCTTTTTCTATTCAGGGTAATTTCCTATGCCGCGTTTGCAGGCAAGGGACGACGCTGCGCCATCATAGACGCCGAACTGAGCATAAAGGCCCACGCGCGCGAGGCATCGCCCCACTCGTCAACAAGAATGCTGCCATCACTTCTAATTCTTACTCGTATCTCAGCAACTAACTCTGTGTTTTCCGTATTTTTGTGCATTTTTATTTCTGCTTTTTGGGTAGTTCGAAGATGCAGCGCGAACTATACGCGTTCAAACAAACGAGCAAAACTAGACTTTCGTCTAATTACGTGTTTGTACTTACTTCAACGATTCTCTAACTCCCTTCCACAGCGGCAACTCGATACGCAAGCTGAGATAAAGTCTTGACTCCATGTAACTTTCTCATATTTTTCAGGTGCAGCTTTACCGTACTCAGGCCAATGTCCAGGCGCTTGGCCACCTCCTTTTGCGTTAGCCCCTCCCATACCAGCAAGTCGAAAACCTCCCTTTCTCTATCCGTAAACTTAGCCATTCGTGCATCCCGCGCCAATACGCGGGCGGCAACATCTGCCAGGGACGGCAGCAACAAAGACAGCATCTGCCTCGTGTAAGCCTCGCGCTCGACCGATTCACCGATCATCGAAATGATCACCCTACATTCATCACGATCCGCAATATAGGTCAGACCATGCATCATCCCTGCCCGCTTGCAGGCTGATTTGAAATCACGCAGCCGCCTACTATCACCTTCCTGCGGCACCAGTTCGTCGGACCATACTATCGGCCTCCCCGCCCCGGCCAAGATCACCGGATCGACCTCATGCCATGAGCGACGCCGATACAAGTCGAGCCAACGCCCTGGCCATCCCAAATCGATAGCCAAGATAGGTGTTCGTGACGGGATGTCACGCGACATCCTGGCCAGCAGCAAAGGAGGCGAGCCAGGCAAGCTGTACTGCAGCCCAAGCAAGAACGCCCTCAAATCATCCTGATCCGACATTGCCAGCAACGACCGCTGCCAGGGCACCAGCTGGGCCATGGCCAAAGGCGTCACCTCTCGCAACATCGAAACAACTTCCGGTGTCATTCGCATATACCTTGCAACCTACAATTTCCCTCCAAAGAATAGGGCTTGACGCGCAGGCCAACCAGCCAACACATCCTAAGTTAATGAATAATAACAACTTACCTAGAATAGAACCATCTAAGCGAAGAAATAAAGTTCATTTAAATGAACTTTTAGTTGACACATCTACTTTTGATTGTAAAATGTGCAAACCTACTTTAAGTAGACCGCTCATTAACAATCTATGAAAACGTCACGGCATCCGTTCCGATGCCGTAACCGCATGCCCGACATAGTCAGGCATGGACACCAAGCTTATGCCGGCCAGCCGCACGATAAACAACGTGCGCGTCCCTGAACCGCTGGTCGGCATAAGCCTGCACCCGATAGCGCCCAATTGGACGTTATCGGATGCAGCCATGCGCTGCCGAATCTAAGGAGAATGAAAAATGCACCACCTGGACAAGACATCGCTGGAAGCCTTCAAGCAAGGGCTTGAGCAGCTGCAAGAGCAACTGCAAGCCAAACTCAACGAGGCCCGCAAGGCAATCAGCGAAATGCCGGAAAGTCAGCTGCGATCCGCTCACGGCCAATCACTGGAAGCCATGGCCGACAATCTGGATTCCTCGCTCACTTGGCTCAGAGAAGCCATTGCAGAGCAAGCGCAGTTGATAGACGAAATGGAATGAGCCTGCGCCATTACATCGTGCGGCAGATGCATCGACGCGAACAGCTGCTGCGCGTCTTTGCCCCTCCGGGCCTACCGCCAGAAATGGCCACCCGCAGGAATCGCACAAGACAACGAATCAACGACCGTGCAGAACGGATCTACCTGCGCGCCGACACCGCCAACGGCTGGGATTAACCAGCCGTTTTTTTACGCTCATTTCCGTTAGCACGCGTCACCGGCCGTTAGCAGTTTGTGAGCGCGCCGAAAGCGTCCCGTTAGCGGAAAGTGAGCAGTTTGTTAGCCCCCATGAGCAAACCAGACGCCAACCAGTTGCTTGCGGCTCTAGCAGGAACAGGCGAGAGCAAAGCGGCACGATTCCGCAGCCTCCTACCACAAATCAAGGCGGCAATAGAACGCGGAGTCAGGCACGCCCAAATCATCGAGGCACTGGCGGCCGATGGCCTGCACATGAGCCACGTTGAATTCCGGAACGCGCTCTATCGTGAACGCCGCCGCGAGGAAAACAAGAAAGCACCCCATGCCCAAGCAACCCAAAACATCCCGGCCAGCGCGGCCAATATGTCCATCGCAACCACGCCGGCCACCAAGACCTCGCCTCAGTCAATCCGATCAGGTCGCTTTGACTACGGGAAATTCAGAGACGGAAAAACAAAATGGTGAACTCATGACATACAACGACACCCACATTACGCTTCAAGGCAAAGGCGGCGTAGGCAAGTCGCACATCACAAGCCTTCTCGCCCAAGCGATTTGGGCCATTTTTGGCATTCGTCCGTTGGGAGTCGATACCGATCCCGTCAACAAAACCCTGATGCATTTCCCTGCCTTGCAAGCGCGGGGGCTGGATATCCTGAACCACGATAACCAGATTAACAGCCGCCAGTTTGACACCATGGTGGAGTGGTTGCTTGAGCATGACGGCCCTGCAGTCATCGACAACGGCGCGACATCGTTCATTCCAGCGACGGGCTATCTAGCAGAGACCGGCGCCATTGACGTACTCAACGCGGCAGGCCGCCGCGTGTTTATCCATACCGTACTTGTCGGCGGCCAGGCGATGGACGACACCATAGACGGCCTAGCGGCGCTACTGGACAGCACTTCGGCCCCCATAGTGGTATGGGAAAACGAACACTTTGGCCCGGTTGAACGAGACGGCCGCAGATTCCGGGATTCCAGCGTCTATCACGAAAACCGCGAGCGCATCGCCGGCATTGTCACACTGCGCCGCCCAAATGCCGATCTGGCTGGCCGCGATATCGCAGAACTCAGTATCAAAGGCCAAACCTTTGCCGAAGCCCTGGCAAGTCCGGAATGGGGGCGCATGCCGAAACACCGGCTGCAAATGGTATGGGCTGATTACCTGCAGCAGCTTAGGCCGATCCTGACGCAAGGACTGCCGGAAGGGCTAGCCGCATGATAGCGCGCCCTCATAACGTCATTCCGCTGCAGGGGATGATGTCGCAATTATTAGCCTGCGGCTTCACCAATCCACTACGAGTCAAAATGACTGAAAGGCAGTTAATGCTTTTTGATGCAATGGAATCGCGCCAGCGGTATACCTTTCCCCAGCTGCACGCACAAACCAAAAATGAGCATGCTGACCAAACTAGGCGCGATATCGCTAAGCTCATGGCAATAGGCGCATTGCACATACAGCGCCAGCATAGTGCAAATGGCAAAACTTCTATGTACTGGAAAAAATAAAGCAATAATCAATTCCCAACAGGCTTATACCATCAGGACTCCACTCAATGAAAATTCAAGACGACATTCAACAACAATTCCATAACCTACAAAAAGCCATGCCAGAAATCCATAGGCATTTACGGTTGATGAAAGAACTGCTAGCAGACATTCAGGGCCAGTCTCTTATCTGCATTGAACATATAAACGCACACCTTCAAACGAATGCCGGCCCACACATTCGCATAATTGTCATAACGAGAGGTATACAGCTTAGCGTAGTAAAAGCGTTAGCAGCCAAACGGAATCTTTCAATGCATTACTCAATAGAAACCGGCGATATATATATCCATAGCGAACCATGGGCAGTGCTAGCCATATGCGACACCATGCTCAGCTTGCCTCTCACTCTTCCTGACGCAGCGTAACAAACAGCCCGCCACATAGCGGGCTGTTTAATTACCCCACCTCACCAATTGATATGCAAAAAGAAATCCACGCTATTATTGCGCCAATCCTCGCAGCCGGAGGCCAGCTACGGCAAGGACGAAAAAATCCAGTCCTGATCTTTCCTAATGGAAAAAAAACAGGAATCCCACACCATACAAGAGAGAAAAGAGCAATTAAAAATCTTAGATGCAGGCTAAAAAGGCTGCAAGAAACCAACCTAGCCATAGCTTAATTAACTTAGGGGAATAAAATGTGTATCGGGAATATTCAGGTAGGAAGTCTTGACCGTGCCAACATGAGCGCAGTCATATTTGAAGGTCTTACAATTCAAACAGCGGAGGGAAAGCCTGCACTGCTGGCCATTGTGGATGAAGATGGCAATATTATTGAAACAGGTGAAAAGGTTGCAAAAGAAGCGTGGAATGTTGCAATCGCAAGCTACAAGAATTTTCTAATAGGGGAAGGGCATATGCGAGTCCACACCTCCCCACCCGGACTGAAATTCCTTACTATTGAAAAGAAATCAGCTAAGCGCAGTAAACCACCAAAGCTAGCAGCTTAATACAAAGTCTAGGACTCTACTTTGATTTTTCCGCCAGTTTCCTAGACAACACCCGGATTTGCTCAACCACAAACAGGCGATCCGCGTCATCAAGTGGCGCAATTTCCTCTTGAATTGTTGCCGCCAGTGACGACAACCCCACGGAGGCCCCGCTCAGCAACTGCTGCAGCGAGATACCCAAGATATCCGCGAGCCGATCAAGAGTCGCCAAGCCTGGCAATGCATTACCGCGCTCAATCCTCGACAAAGACTCAGTTTCCAT